AATTCCGGGCAGCTTACAATCTTACGACGAATGGGAATCAGAAGCAGACTCAAAAAGCTTTGATCGATGAGGAATGGTCAGAGTTTCACGAAGCATTTCATTTTGAAGATGAGTGTGATCAATTAAAAGAGCTAGCAGATTTGGTGTATGTCTGCTTCCAAATGGCTGCTTCACAAGAATGGGATCTAGACGAAGCTATGCGAAGAGTACATAAATCAAATATGTCGAAGCTAGGAGAAGACAGAAAACCTATTTATAGAGCAGATGGAAAGGTCTTGAAAGGACCAGGCTATGCACCACCAAACTTAAAAGATTTAACAGACAAATGACTAATTTAATCTCCCGCACAGGCCGGGTACAGTCTTGGATTGATGATCCAACAGGACGACTTCCTGTCAGCTGCACAGTATTTGTAGTTGAAAATGAGATGGAAGGACCGAATGGTATCGAAGCTAGCTGGAGGTTTGCTAGTCATGCCCTTAGGTATGGCGCAGGTTGTGCTATCCATCTAGATAATCTTGATCCAAAAGGACATCAACGACCTTCAGGTGTTACTGCATCTGGTCCTGTAAGTTTCGGTAAAATTTATAGCACCTTAAATGAAATACTACGCAGAGGTGGTGTCTACAAAAACGGTGCGATTGTTCTCCATATTTCGCTCAATCACCCTGATGCTCTTGACTTTATTACTACTCCTAGAACGGAACTACCTTGGGTCAAACGATGCATCAACATCACAGAAGAGTGGTGGCAGGATTGTACATTTAAGGAAGAACTACTACACGGAATCAAGTCAGGTGACATCTGGTTAAACAAAGTTAAGTATGACAATGAAGGAAACAGAATTAGAGGCAACGTATGTCTTGAGGTGTACTTGCCAAGCAGAGGAACATGCCTCTTACAGCATGTCAATCTCGGTGCCTGTGAATTTGACAACATTCCAAGGGCTTTCTTTGAAGGCATGCAGGAACTGTGTGCATTACATGGCAGAACTGGCATTGGCGATTCAGGAGAGTATCTCTCCAGTGAGACGGATCGACAGGTCGGACTCGGAATGCTTGGACTTGCCAATCTCCTACGAAGGTACGGAGTAACTTACGAGCAATTCGGTGAAGCGTTAGATCAATACAACGCAAACAACAAAACAATACACTCAGCTGCTTATGAACTTGTCTCTCAAATTGCTTCAGGAATTAACCAAGCAGCCGCAGTCGCTCGCAACTCTAATATGGTTCGAGCCTTTGCTATTGCTCCAACCGCCAGTTGCAGTTATCGAAGCGTGGATTTGGATGGCAATACTTGCACACCAGAAATCGCTCCACCTATCTCGCAGACAGTTGATCGCGACTCAGGTACTTTCGGAGTACAAACTTATAACTATGGAGATGTAGAGATTGCATCAGAAGTAGGTTGGGATAATTATAAAAGAGTTGCTGATGGCATCATGACGATGCTTAATCGCACAGGACTTCTTCACGGTTATAGCTTCAACTCTTGGAGTGATGTAGTGACCTACGACAATGCGTTCGTGGAAGAGTGGCTAAGGTCTCCGCAAACCTCTCTCTATTACAGCTTACAAGTAATGGGAGATACTCAAGATAAGACTGATGCATATGCTGCACTAGATGCAGAAGATGTAGATAAGTATCTAGAGGAACTTTTTAACAATGAAGAACTTACATGTGACTGTCAAGAATGAACCCTTACGAGAAACTACTAAACAGAAAAAGAAAATGGACACCAGTCCAGACAACTGCCGGATCATGCAAGGCAGGGGCGGAAGAAACGGTACACCGTGCTCTTGCGTTGAGACATATGGAACTTCCTGTGGGAGATTTTATCCGTGATGCATTGGCTACCGACGTACCAGCATTATCGCGGGAGCTATTGGAATCCAATGTCAAAGACGAAGAAAACCACGACTTGGCACTTAGTTACATTGCCAATGCTTACGGGGTTAATCAGAAAGCTGAATCGGAAGCTCTCCGGCTCAGGGAAGCTTGGACTTCGCATCCGGATCATACGGTCCTCAAAGCGATGGTTGCCGAGCGTGCAATCTTCTTCGTTCTTCTACCATTCTTCCGCGCTAATGGTGACGCTGGAATGCGGACAGTAAGCGCAGATATTAGCAGAGATGAACAAATTCACGTTGCTGCCAATAGCATTGTTTGTCGGGAGCTGGGGCTTACTGTCAGTCCTTCTCTTGATAAACTCCGCAAGGCAACTATCAATTGGGTGATGCAACCACTAGGTAGCAATGCCGATAAATATTTAGACAGAAAATTTTGGCTGGATTCAAGCGACCGATTGATGTATGAAGGCAAAGCTCCTGAGCTTTCTTTTACCAAGTCAGCACGTATGCCTGCCTTCTTTGAACATGATGCAAGAAATTTACCCCAGTACGCTTGAGACTTTAGGGATGCAATCCCGTGGCTTAGTAAAACAATTAGAAGAAACATTCCCACCAACAAACCCTACCCCTGAGGATAGTATGGAAAAGATTATGTACAGGTCTGGTCAACGCAGTGTTGTTGAGTGGATCATTCAATATATGGAGGAGAACTAATGGCTAATTCATGGGGTGCATTTAATCCTAATAACCTTGGTGGTAAAACCTTAGACTCGCTAAGGAATGATATCTACGCTGGCTTTAGAACCAAGACAGCAACAATACAAGGACGGCAAGGTAAGTATGGCCGTGGACCTAGCAGCACAAAGCAAGTATTTAATGCTGGTTATTATAAGAACCACACAGGCTGGCGTGGTATTGGTGACAAGTTAGGCATCAACATCAATTCACAGAATGATGTACGCCAACTTTTTGATTATGTAAATAACTATAGACCAGCTGCTCCTAGGGCTGCTGCACCGAAGGCACCAGCACGAAGCAAAAGAAGCAAACCAAAAAATTTACCTACAACAAGTAAGCCAGTGACATTTGACACTTCCGCATACGATGCGCAAATTGCTAAACTAGGCAAGTCATTAGCTGGCTTGCAAAATACACTAAAACAAAATCAAGATTCCTACGCAAAGTCATTGGCAGATCAGCAAAGCAATTTCAATACATTGTTTGGCAATCAGCAGAAAAGTTTTGACCAGAGCATGGCTGCACAGACAGAAAAATACGACAAAAATATGTCGTCTTTGAGGAATTCGCTGAATGAAACAATGAGCAATAAAGCTCTACCATCAGTTGGTGTTAAGACAAGTGGTTATTCACAACAGGCTGCAGCATTAACACGACAAGGAATGAAAGGAACATTCGGCAGAACAGGTTTGAGAATCAAAGGTATTAAAGACAACTCATTAAACATTTAAATAAATGAATGCACGCACTAGGTACGACTATTTAGCAAGCGATCGTTCTCAATTCTTAGATGAAGCTAGGCAAGCATCAGAGCTTACCTTGCCATACTTAATCCGTGGTCATGAAGAAAGCATGGCAGGAATGAAACATTTAAAAACACCTTACCAATCAGTAGGCGCAAAAGCCTGTGTGACATTGGCAAGTAAATTGATGTTGGGATTACTTCCTGTACAAACAAGCTTCTTTAAACTACAACTAGACGAGAGCCAGTTAGGTGAGGATTTCCCACCTCAGATGAAATCAGAACTTGATCTATCTTTTGCAAAAGTAGAGCGAATCATTCTGGAATCTATCTCGGCCTCAGATGACCGAGTAGCAGTACACCAAGCACTGCTTCATTTGGTTGTTGCTGGCAACGCTCTTGTCTTTATGAGTAAGCATGGCCTTAAGGTATATCCTCTGAACCGCTTCGTAGTGGATCGGGATGGGAATGGTCAAGTGATTGAAATAGTTACTAAGGAACGAATCTCCAAACAACTTATTGAAACACAAGTACCCAAAGAGGTACTAGAACCTAACACCGTAGAAGATGACGGTGGGCATGACGACAACGTTGATGTCTACACCCATATCAAAAGAGATAACAATAGGTTTGTATGGCACCAAGAGGTGAATGACAAACTTGTAAAAGGTTCACAAGGTAAGGCACCAATAGATATTAATCCTTGGATTCCGCTCAGGTTTAATACAGTTGACGGTGAATCATACGGACGTGGAAGAGTAGGTCAATTCATTGGTGACTTGAAGTCATTAGAAGGACTCTCTCAGGCGCTAGTAGAAGGCTCTGCAGCAGCTGCAAAAGTAGTATTTACAGTATCGCCTTCAAGTACAACTAAGCCCTCCACACTGGCCGCTGCAGGCAACGGTGCAATCATTCAGGGAAGACCTGATGACATTGGGGTGATCCAAGTTGGCAAGACAGCTGACTTTGCCACTGCATTTGAGATGGCAAATAGTTTGGAACGTCGCATTAGCGATGCATTCCTGATTATGAATATCCGACAGTCAGAACGCACCACAGCCGAAGAGGTGCGGATGACACAAATGGAGCTAGAACAACAACTTGGAGGATTATTCAGCCTACTAACTGTTGACTTCCTAGTACCTTATTTAAACAGGAAGCTAGCTGATGCACAAAGGAAAGGTGAAATACCTAAGATTCCTAAGGACATCGTGAAACCAACGATCGTTGCAGGTATCAATGCACTTGGCCGTGGTCAAGACAGGGAAAGTTTAGGACAGTTCCTGACTATCCTTGCTCAGACATTAGGACCAGAAGCAATTGCAAACTTCATCAATACAGATGAGGTGATCAAACGACTAGCTGCATCACAAGGTATTGATGTACTGAATCTTGTACGCAGTATGCAAGAGGTACAGGAAGAACAAGCGATGCAACAACAGCAAGCAATGGATATGCAACAACAACAACTGAGTGTTGATGCAATGAAGACACCGATGATGGATCCTTCTAAGAATCCAGAGCTAGCAGAACAAGAAACACCACCACAAAATTAATAGTTATACATGGCAGAAGTAATGTCCATGCTCTCCGATGAAAATGCCGCAGGAGAGCTGAACGCTGATGAGCAAGATTCACTTGCCGTTGGCGAAGAGATGGCAGAACAGCAAGAAACAATGCTTGCTGGAAAATATAAGAATGCTGAAGAATTAGAAGCAGCTTATATTGAACTACAAAAGAAACTCGGAGAATCAAGCGAAACATCTACTGAGGAAACAGAAGAATCCACAGAGGAGGAAGAGCCAGAGGACACAGTTGACGCTTCATTGCTAGAAAGATTGTGGAATGAAGCACAAGGCGAAGAGATCAGTGAGAGCATGTTGAAAGAGTTGCAGGGAAGTGATCCCGGCGACCTTGCAAAGATGTATTTGGAATACAGAAACTCACAACCAGAAGCAACACAAATTACTAATCAGGAAGCCAGGCTGTTAAAAGATTCAGTTGGCGGAGAAGAGCAGTATGCAACCATGATGCGCTGGGCTAGTGATAATCTCACAGAGAATGAAGTAGATATGTATGACTCCGTAATGGATTCGGGAGATCGCAACGCTGCATATTTTGCTATGCAAGCAATGGCGTACCGTTACGGAGATTCAGTAGGAGTCGAAGGGAAACTGGTTCAAGGTAAAGCACCTTCTGAATCAACTAAAGGTTTCACCAGTCAAGCAGAAGTAGTGGCTGCAATGTCAGATCCACGCTACGACCGCGACCCTGCTTACCGCCAAGAAATAATGGCAAAGCTCGAACAATCAAACGTTAATTTCTAAACAATTCACCTTTATTTTTACAATGAAAAAATTTATCGCAATCCTGTCAGCCGCTGCATTGGGTACTCCCGCACTGGCTGGACCTTACGCCAACATTGAAAACAACGCTGGTTTTACTGGCTCTAACTTCAATGGACATGTGACTGACTTCCACCTGGGATATGAAAGTGGTAATGATGTTGGCTCATATTATATTCAAGCTGGTCCATCTATCTTTGCACCTGACAATGGTGTTGAAGAGACAAAGCTTACAGGCAAAGTCGGTGGCTCAATTCAAGCTACAGAACGAGTGTCTGTATACGGTGAGCTGTCTGCAAGCTTTGATGATGTAAATGATTACGGAACTAAAGTAGGAGTTAAGTACACCTTCTAATGAACGATACACAAATTTGGCCACATGAACCTCGGGTAGAAGTAATGCAAGTAGATCAAGGAAAGCATGCAGAACAATTGAACGGGCGTCTTGCGATGCTCGGAGTCATTGCTGCACTAGGTGCCTACGCACTGACTGGACAACTTATTCCTGGTATTTGGTAATGAACAAAAAGAAGCCAACAAAAAAGATCAAAGGTGCAGATGGTAAAGCTTGCTGGAAAGGTTACTCCTATGCGGGTACTAAAAACGGCAAAGACAAATGTGTTAAATCAAAATAGCTAAATAGAATAAGGGAGGTGCAATTCCTCCCCTAGCTCTAGACTGCCAAGTCTTTAAATTGGTCTTACTTAATCGCTTCATTGGCGATGTTTAATCGCTTCATAAACATGCACTACTATTTTAATGACCACATCTATTGCGCTACAAAGACAACAGAATATTTGGAATGACTTTTGTGACTGGGTAACCAGTACTAACAACCGACTTTATGTTGGTTGGTTCGGAGTCCTTATGGTTCCAACTTTACTAGCAGCTACTGTCTGCTTCATCGTTGCATTTATTGCAGCTCCACCCGTTGACATTGACGGAATTCGTGAGCCCGTAGCCGGGTCTCTTATGTATGGAAATAACATCATCAGTGGTGCAGTTGTGCCTTCCTCTAATGCAATTGGACTCCACTTCTATCCAGTGTGGGAGGCCGCATCCCTGGATGAATGGCTCTACAACGGTGGACCATTTCAACTGGTTGTGTTCCACTTCCTCATCGGTATCTATTCGTACATGGGTAGGGAATGGGAACTCTCTTATCGACTCGGAATGAGGCCTTGGATCTTTGTTGCATACTCCGCACCCGTGGCAGCGGCATCGGCTGTCTTCCTTGTTTATCCCTTTGGACAGGGTTCTTTTTCAGATGCTATGCCTCTTGGCATTTCCGGTACTTTTAATTATATGTTGGTATTCCAAGCCGAGCACAACATCCTCATGCACCCCTTCCACATGTTGGGAGTTGCTGGTGTATTTGGTGGCAGCTTGTTCTCAGCTATGCATGGAAGCCTTGTTACATCTTCTCTCGTTCGTGAAACAACTGAAAATGAAAGTCATAACAATGGTTATAAATTTGGACAGGAAGAAGAAACTTATAATATTGTCGCAGCTCATGGCTATTTTGGTCGTCTTATCTTCCAATATGCCTCTTTCAATAATAGCCGCAGTTTACATTTCTTCCTTGCTGCTTTCCCTGTTGTGGGAATTTGGTTTACGGCTCTTGGGGTTAGCACCATGGCGTTCAACCTAAATGGATTTAACTTCAATCAATCAATCCAGTCCTCTGAAGGACACGTCGTCAGCACCTGGGCAGACATCCTCAACAGGGCAGGTCTCGGAATGGAAGTTATGCACGAAAGAAACGCACACAATTTCCCGCTCGATCTTGCGTCAACTAGCTCCACACCTGTGGCCTTAGTGGCACCAGCAATCGGTTAAGCACACGTCCGTTCATCCTTCGGGACGCATGACACCATAAGCATGGAACGGGGCTTGTGGACTTCTTAGGAGGTTACTGTGCAAAGCAAGACTTATTGCTATCGCGGTGTCAAGTACACCAAGTGAGATAGATCTTACAGAGGGGTGCAATTCCCCTCATCACTATTGGCTTCGGCCCTCTACGGAGGATACCCTTAGCCGTCTAGACGGTGGGATAGACCACAAATTAAAACTAAATATACTCAAAGATCTTTGAGAGTCGTAATTAACATTAACTCTCTATTTAACAATGGCACATCAGTCTTCAGACCTGACAACCAATCTGGTTAATCTAGGTCAATCTAATCTTTCCGGTGATAAGCGAGCTTTGTATCTCAAGCTTTTCAGTGGTGAGATGTTCAAAGGCTTCCAGCACAATGCAATCGCTCGCGATCTTGTGATGAAGCGTACACTTAAGAACGGCAAGTCATTGCAGTTCATCTATACCGGTCGTACCACGGCTGAGTATCACACACCCGGAAATGCAATCCTAGGTAACTCCGACGGTGCACCTCCTGTGGCAGAGAAGACCGTCACGGTCGACGACTTGCTGATCAGTTCAGCATTCGTATACGACCTTGACGAGACACTTAGTCACTACGATTTGAGGTCGGAGATCAGCCGCAAAATCGGCTACGCCTTGGCAGAAAAGTATGACCGCTTGATCTTCCGTGCAATTGCTCGTGGTGCTCGTGCAGCATCCCCAGTAAGTGCAACGAACTTCGTTGAGCCTGGTGGTACACAGATCCGTGTTGGTTCTTCTACCAACGAATCTGATGCTTTCTCCTCTACCGCATTGGTTGCTGCTTTCTATGACGCAGCTGCTGCAATGGACGAGAAGGGAATTTCTAGCGATGGCCGCTGTGCTGTCCTGAACCCTCGTCAGTACTACGAATTGATCCAAGCTGTTGGTTCCAATGGTCTTGTAAACCGTGACGCTCAGGGCACTGCTCTGCAAGGCGGCAACGGCGTTATCGAGATTGCTGGTATCCACATCTACAAGTCAATGAACATCCCGTTCCTTGGCAAGTACGGTACCAAGTATGCCGGTACAACTGGTCAAACTTCTCCTGGCAATACCGGTGACTTCATCGGTCCAGCACTGGAAGATGCTTCTGCAGCTACCACTGGTATCAACAATGACTACGGCACAGCTTCCGAATTCGGTGCAGTGTCTGCTGGTCTTATCTTCCAACGTGAAGCAGCCGCTTGTGTCGAAGCAATCGGTCCTCAAGTCCAAGTCACCTCTGGTGATGTCTCCGTGATTTATCAGGGTGACGTTATCCTCGGTCGCTTGGCTATGGGCGCAGATTATCTGAACCCCGCTGCAGCCGTTGAGCTGTATGTCGGTGCTACAGCTCCTTCTGCATTCTGATTTAAATACTTTATTGGGGTCTCTTCGGAGGCCCTTTTTTTTACCTTAAAAAAATATATGGCTTATCCAACCACTAATGCTCAGTTAGAGCTTCCAGCTGTAAATCAAATTCTACAGTCATGTGGTCAAGCGCCTGTGACTACTCTCGATCAAACCAACCCGGACGTTGCGATTGCTTACCAGACTTTGTTAGAAGTCTCGCGGGAAGTACAGGCGGAAGGATGGACATTCAATAAGGAAGGTCATTATGAAATGGCTCCTGACAACAATGGTGAAATACTAATTGCTAATAACATTCTGCAATTAGACCTTACCAAAAATTCTAACAATGCAACAAAGGATGTTGTACGCAGGAATGGAAAACTATATGACAAGGCGAGTCATAGTTATACATTCACAAAGCCAGTACTATGTGACATCACATGGTTATTTGATTGGGTAGACATCCCAAAACCTATTGCAGACTTCATCGTAAACCGGACTGCCGCAACTGTATCCAGCAGGATTGTTGGAGATTCAAATCAATATCAAATGCTTCAACAGAAAGAAGCGTTTGCAAGAGCCATGGCAATGGAATACGAATGTAACCAAGGTGATTACACATTCTTCGGACACCCTGGTGAAACAAATACTTACACCAGCTATCAACCTTACAACGCACTTTATCGATAAATGCCAGCAGTTACTCAACGGATCTCAAGCTACCTAGGCGGAGTATCTAGACAATCAGATGACAAGATGATGGCCGGTCAGGTCCGTGAGTGCTATAACGCATTCCCTGATGCCACCTATGGATTAACAAAGAGGCCAGGCTTTAAGCACATTGCAAATTTAGGGACAAACTTAGATGATGCAAGGTGGTTTTATATCAACAGAGAAAGTACAGAAAAATATGTAGGTTGTATTAAAGGTGGCGCTTTATACATCTGGAATGTGATTACAGGTGTTGCTTGTACTATCACTTATGAGACAGGAGCACAGGCATACCTATCACTATCTTCACCAACTAAGGATAATTTAAAACTACTAACCGTACAAGACACTACTATTGTAATTAATAATAGCGTCAACGTACAAGAAATAGCAGCGGTAGCTGGGACACCTAATGCACAAGGTACGCTTGTTTTAACAGGAGCTATTCCAGAAACACTGTATACAGTAACGCTTCAGGGTGAAACAATTAATGTAACGTCCCACATAAATGATTCATCGTTTGATGATATTTTAACTGACAAAGCAGGTCACAACTTAAAGGATGCTATTGAAGCAAAAATTACTGCTAGACAAGCTGCAAATGATGCTGACTTTACAGGTACGTGGACAGTCTCAAAGGTAGGTAAAACCAGTCTACGCATCCAACGTGTGGTATCAGGAACAGCTACCGCTTTTACACTAGAAGCAAAAGGTGGTTTGACAAACGTATTCTTGGAAGCATTTCAAGATGAAGTAGCCAGCGTAGGTGTACTACCAGCTGAGTCGTTTAACGGACACACAGTAAGAGTACTAAATACTGACACATTTGCTGATGACTATTACGCTGCATTTAAAGCAGATAACGGAACAAGTGGTCGTGGTTACTGGGAAGAAACAAGAGCACCGTATCAAAAGAATGAAAACGGAACAATTAGTAACGTGTCAGCAGGTTTGGATAACACAACCATGCCACACGAATTAATCAATACGTCAACGAACAATTTTACGTTTAAAAAGATTTCATTTAACAACAGGTTAGTAGGTGATAATGATAGCAATAGTCATCCTAGCTTTATAAACGAAAAAATTACTGGTGGATTCTTTCATAACAATAGACTTGGGTTTTTATCAAAGGATAATGTATCGATGAGTCGAAGTGGAGATTTCTTTAATTTCTACTTTACAACAGCACAGACTGTAGTAGATGATGACCCAATCGATATTAGCTGTTCATCAGTCAAATCAACATCTCTACATGCAGTACTACCAACTGCACAAGGTATTATTCTGTTTTCACAGAACCAGCAGTTTGTTTTGTTCTCAGATAGTGGTGTATTGACTCCAGCATTAGCGACTATCAGAACCATATCAAACTATGAAATGGACAGTACAGTTGACCCTGTAGACGTTGGAACACAAATCAACTTCATCAGTAAGACACCTGGCTATACAAGATGCTTTAGTTTGATTACTCGTGGTCAGCAAGAGAATCCACAAGTTCTTGATTTATCTCGTGTCGTGAAAGAGTGGATTGCGCCAGGTATTGATCAGTTGATTTCAAGTCCACAGAATTCAATGATTGCAATGGCAGCTCAGGATTCTAATCAGGCATACATATTCCGTTATTACAACAACGGTGAAAAAAACTTGATGCAAGCTTGGGTCAATTGGAGTATGCCAGGCACAACGCAGTTCATCACGATTGAATCTGATGACATGTATGCAGTAACTAAGCAAGGTGGTCAATTTACACTGAGCAAAGCTGCATTAAGCCAAAGCCCTGAACAAGCAATTATTGTCAATAATGCTGGACAGAAGGTGAATCCTTGTGTGGATCTATATGCAACAGCAAGCAGTGTTGTATATGATTCGACGACTAAACAATCAAAATGCTACTTACCTTATAACGATGTAAGTGAACTAACACCTGTGATAGTAATTGCAGGTAATACAAGTACAGGCACATTTGTGGAATCAGGCTTTACTGTTACACCAAGCCGGGGAACAGATGCCACTGGACCACACTTCATTGTCCAAGGCAAAGACCTTACAGGCGTAGCCAATGACGTTGTAGTAGGTTTTAAATATAACTTCGATATACACCTACCAACAACTTACTTTAGGCGAGATCAAGAGACAGATTTTACGGCAAACCTAACGATTGCACGTATGAAATTCTCAGTAGGATTGTCTGGTGTTATGAGTTTTAAAGTTACTCAAAAAGGAAGGCAACCATACAGTATTTCATTTACTGGTGACGGTAGTACTACAACATACAAATTCAACATAAAAGACCTGAACTATAGTGACAGGTCAGATGTCAGAGTAAAGATAAATGGAATCGTCACAGATACCTTTAGTTTTACTGACGACACAACAATTGTATTTAATTCTGCACCTACAGCAAACTCAA